GAGTTATTAAAAGATGAAGATCTAACACCAAAAGAAATAGACCCTTGTCAATATATTAATTAATATAAACCATGGGCTGCGGTAAGTAACCGCAGCCCAATAAAAAACTTGTGGGCGGGTCCCACCCACTGAGAGGTCCCAAGCCAAAGTCAAAAGTCAAAGTTTTCATTAGGGGGAGGGGTATAAAACAAAAATAGGGATCCTAACACATACCCTTTAGTGTTTGATTTAGACATAGATCCATGTTAAATACTTTATGGTACCATAATTAAATATTATGCTTAGCTTAGATAAAATAAATACAATCGCAGATCCGAAAGTTAGAAGACAATTAAAATTAGATATATTAACTAGAGTTAAAAAAACTACACAAAATAAATACAGAACTGATTTTTTATCTTTTGTAAAATATACCTGGCCTGATTTTATTGAAGGTCTTCATCATACACAAATTGCAGATGCATTTAATAGAATTTTAAGTGGAGAATGTAAGAGGCTCATTATCAATATGCCACCTAGGCATACAAAATCTGAATTTGCATCTTATTTTTTACCAGCATGGATGATTGGAAATAGACCTAATTTAAAAATTATTCAAGCAACTCACACAGCAGAACTTGCAATACGATTTGGTCGTAAAGCTAAAACATTAATTGACTCTCAAGAATATCAAGATTTATTTAGTACAAGACTTAGAGAAGATTCTAAAGCTGCTGGTCGTTGGGAAACGAATGGAGGTGGTGAATATTTTGCTGTCGGTGTATCCGGTGCTGTAACAGGTCGTGGTGCTGACTTATTAATTATTGACGATCCACATTCAGAGCAAGATGTTAATTCACCTACTGCATTTGATAATGCATATGAATGGTATACATCAGGACCCAGACAACGTATGCAACCAGGTGGAGCAATTGTAATTGTTATGACAAGGTGGTCTACTAAAGATTTAACTGCACAATTAGTAAATGCTGGAGCTAAAGAATCAAAAGCTGACCAATGGGAAGTAATTGAGTTTCCTGCAATTATGCCAACTGGTAAACCTGTATGGCCAGAGTATTGGAAGTTAGAAGAATTAGAAAAAGTAAAAGCATCAGCTGGTATTGCAAAATGGAATGCACAGTATATGCAAAATCCAACTGCAGAAGAAGGTGCATTATTAAAACGAGAATGGTGGCAGAATTGGGATAAAGAATATTTACCACCTTTGCTTCATGTCATACAAAGTTATGATACTGCATTTTTAAAAAAAGAAACTGCTGACTATTCTGCAATTACAACTTGGGGAATCTTTGCAGAAAATGAAGGAGATCCACAACATATTATTTTATTAGATGCGGTAAAAAAAAGATTAGAGTTTCCTGAACTTAGACGTATTGCAAAAGAACAATATGATTATTGGCAACCGGAAACTGTATTGATAGAAGCAAAAGCTTCTGGATTACCATTAACCTACGAACTCAGACAGATGGGGATACCCGTCGTTAATTTTTCTCCCTCTAAAGGTAATGACAAACACACTCGTGTAAATTCAGTAGCCCCACTGTTTGAGTCTGGAATGGTATGGGCACCTAAAGACAGAGAATTTGCACAAGAGGTAATTGAAGAATGTGCATCTTTTCCATATGGAGATCATGACGATTTAGTAGATAGCACAACACAAGCTCTAATGAGATTTAGACAAGGGGGCTTGATTATTCACCCAGAAGACTATAAAGAAAGGGAACTTCCTACAAAAAAAAGAACATATTATTGGTAATGAAAAGATTAACTTTAACTGTGCCTCCAAAACGTGGTCCATTATCACGGGGCTTGAATATTCAACATAATACTGTTAAAACAATAAGATTGGAGAAAAAATTAAATGGCAGCAATCGACAAAGCACTTCCAAACGAAGTTAGAAAATCTATAGAAATTGAAGGACCTGGAGCCGCGGTCGAAGAAAATATAGACATACAAGAACAGATTCCAAATATTGGGGAAACAGAAATTACTCCATTAGAAGATGGTGGAGTAGAAATTAATTTTGAACCAGGAGCCATGAACCAGGCTCAAACAGAAAATCATTATGATAATCTAGCTGAGTTACTACCGGAGGAAACACTCACGCCTCTTGGTGCAGAATTATATTCTAACTACATGGATTATAAATCTTCTCGTCAAGATTGGGAACAAGCTTATATTCAAGGATTAGATTTATTAGGATTCAAGTACGAACAAAAGACAGAACCTTTCCAAGGTGCGGCGGGAGCTACCCATCCTGTGCTAGCAGAAGCGGTTACTCAATTTCAAGCCTTGGCCTATAAAGAATTGCTCCCGGCTCAAGGACCAGTAAGAACTCAAATCGTAGGTTTAATTACTCCAGAAAAAAATCAACAAGCAGAACGAGTAAAAGAATTTATGAATTATCAAATCATGGATCAAATGCCAGAGTATGAATCAGACTTTGATCAAATGTTATTTTATTTACCATTATCTGGTTCTGCGTTTAAAAAAGTTTATTATGATGAATTAATGGACCGAGCAGTTTCTAAGTTTGTTCCAGCAGATGATTTAATTGTTCCGTACTCAGCTACCTCATTAGATGATGCGGAATCAATTATTCATCGACTAAAAGTTTCTGGAAATGAATTACGAAAACAACAAGTGAATGGTTTCTATCGAGATATTGAATTAACTCCAGGTTATGACAATGAAACCGATGTAGAGAAAAAAGAAAAAGAAATAGAAGGAACCACTAAATCAGGAAGACAAGAAGATGTCTTCACTATTTTAGAATGTCATGTTAACTTAGATCTTGAGGGTTTTGAAGATCGAGGGCCCGATGGGGACATGACTGGAATTAAACTTCCTTATATTGTAACGATCGAAGAAAACTCTCGCGAAATTTTATCCATTCGTAGAAATTACGAAATAAATGATCCTAAACGAAACAGGATTAATTACTTTGTTCATTTCAAATTTTTACCTGGACTTGGTTTTTATGGATTTGGTTTAATTCATATGATCGGTGGATTATCTAGAACCGCAACATCTGCATTACGATCTTTATTAGATGCAGGAACTTTATCTAACTTACCTGCTGGATTTAAACAACGAGGAATTAGAATACGAGATGACGCTCAATCTATTCAACCTGGAGAATTTAGAGATGTAGATGCTCCTGGTGGAAACATTAGAGATGCGTTTATGACTCTTCCATTTAAAGAGCCATCTCAAACACTTCTTAATCTTATGGGTGTCGTTGTACAAGCGGGTCAGCGTTTTGCTTCCATTGCTGACATGCAAGTAGGAGAGGGTAATCAACAGGCAGCAGTGGGAACGACAATTGCTCTACTAGAAAGAGGATCAAGAACCATGTCTGCTATTCATAAGCGATTATACATGGCATTAAAAAATGAGTTTCGATTACTAGCTAGAGTATTTAAATTATATCTACCTCAAGAATACCCATATGATGTTGTAGGTGGACAACGAATGATTAAACAAGCAGACTTTGATGATCGTGTAGATATTGTTCCAGTAGCGGATCCCAATATTTTTTCTCAGACTCAAAGAATTAGTATTGCTCAAACTGAATTACAATTAGCACAATCAAATCCACAAATTCATAATTTGTATGAAGCATACAGAAATATGTATGAAGCGATTGGTGTTAAAAATATAGATTTGATTTTAAGAAAACCACCTCAACCAATGCCTAAAGATCCAAGCATTGAACATATTGATGCTTTAGGAGGTCAACCATTCCAAGCGTTTAAAGGTCAAGACCACAGAGCTCACATTACTGCACATTTACATTTCATGGCAACCAACATGGCAAAAAATAATCCAATGATCGGTGGTGCACTACAAAAAAATATTTTTGAACATATTTCTTTGATGGCTTTAGAACAAGTAGAAATGGAATTTGCAGAACAGATTCAACAATTACAAATGATGCAACAAGATCCACAAGCAATGCAAGATCCAATGATGCAACAAGAAGCAATGCAACTTAATATGTCTATTGAATCTAGAAAAGCAGTATTGATTGCAGAGATGATGGATGAATATATTAAAGAAGAACAAAAAATTAATGGTAATTTTGGAAATGATCCTATTGCACAACTTAAAGCAAGAGAATTAGACATCAGAGCTCAAGAAAATGAACGAAGAAAAGAGACAGATGAAGAGAGAATTAATCTGGATAAGATGAAAGCTATGATGAACCAGATGACTGACCAACAAAAGCTTCAACAAAACCAAGAATTAGCTCTTTTAAGAGCAGATACTTCGTTGGAGAAAACCGTTTTACAACACGAACTTAAAAATAATGGAGGAATGTAATGAAAAAAGGTCAAAAAAAGGTCGCTAAAGTAATGAGAGAGTATAAAGCTGGAAAATTACATAGCGGAAAATCAAAAAAAGTGGTAAAAAATCCTAAACAAGCAATTGCCATTGCGCTTTCAGAAGCTGGAATGAGCAAGAACAGGAGAAAAAAATGAAAAACAACAAAAAAGTAGTTGCTTCTAAGATGGAAATTGGTGTTCCACAAGGTGGAAAACAAATTCCAACACCTAAAGCGGGTGAAAATCCAAAAGTAACTGTTAAAGGAACTAAAACTTTAAAAAAACAAACGGCTACTTGGTACTAATTTATGTTTCCATGGAGTTTAATTGGCTCTGGAGTTA